ACCACTACCAAATGTCGAAATAATTGGTGCCATTAGAAATTACTCCGATTAAGCAAACTGAGTCTGGGCGGCAAGAACGGTAAAGGTGCTTGCGCCAGTTTTGATAACTGTGAAGGAATAGGTGTCTATGCTGTCCGGGTTACCTTCAGTCGGTGCTTCTCCGCCCTGCCACTTCGGCGTTACGGTCGTACCATCTACCTGAATCGTGTCGAAGTAGTAAGCAGTGGACCCCTGCGTGGCCAAAACGGCCAACGTCACCGACTGGCCCGTAGACAAGTAGGCATCAAGCGTCGTAGTGCCGTCCCCAACAATGTTGAGTGCCCGGTTCGCAGACTGGTTAGCAGTCAGGTAAACAATACCCTGATTGTTTGCGTTGACTGTCAGAGTGCCGCTTGAAGACCCGTCAGTGATAAACTTCTCTTTGATATCCTCAAGCTCAGTCGTACCATCGATATTCATACCGGGCAGGACAGCGGGTTTATTGAAGTCCCATGTATCCGTGCCAGCAGCATATGAAATCGTAGCTGAAGCGCCGTTTACTGTAAGACCGGCACCGTTTGCTGACGCGGCGTCTGTTGCCCCATTGGCAACGGTAATGTTTAAATCCTCAACATCGAGAGTGGTGCTATTGATTGTAGTCGCTGTCCCATCAACCTGAAGGTCACCAGAGATGATCACTGTGCCGGTGTTATCTCCGAAAGCTGCTGGATCGATGGTGAAGTTAGAAGGGCCGCGTAAAAAGCCACTTAGCTCTAGGTTGGGTGCTGTAATATCGCCAGTGAAAGTAGCACCAGACAAATTCGCGAAGTCCGAACTCGCCGCCTGTAAGTTATTAACCTGAGCATCACCCTCGTCCTCGACCCGCGTCACCTGAGTGTTACCCTCAGCTATAACGTTATTGATCTGAGTGCTGCCCTCGTTCTGAAGATCACTCAGGGTAATATTATCGATGGTAGACTCGATAGCCTTTCCAAGGAGAAGCATTTCCTTCTCATCAGTGACCGCATCGAGTTTAGTTTGAATGGTCGCTTCAAACTGCGTGAAATCAATAGCCATTTTTTAAATCCCCGCTAGTGCAAATATTTCGGCATCTTCGACGCCAATGTTAATTCGAGCCTGTTCAAGGTTTGCTACGTCAGCCAAGTTATTGGCCGCTACCAAAGCGCCGCTGGTATCAAATGCTGCTGCGCTCCAAACGTTGCCGTTATAAACAAACATCTGACCTTGAGTGGTGTTGAAGTACAGCGCACCAACTACAAGAGGGTCGCCATCGTTGTCCGTAGCTGGCTCAGTAGCTTTAGGGCCAAGATACTGGTCTGTGAACGTATCAAGAGTGTTTGCAGCGTTTTGTTCACTAGTAGCCGCGGCATTTTCTGAGGCCAAAGCATTCGCTGCACTGGTAGCGGCATTCGTTTCGCTGACAGCGGCTGCATCTGCACTATCCGCGGCGGCAGTTGCTGACCCGAGTATACCGTCTACGTACACCTTACGCGTTGCGTCGTTGGCATCTGTAGGTGCGGACAGCCCGGTGATCTTATTTGACCCCATTTCGAGGTTACCCGACATGCTGTCGCCGGTTTTAGCCACGCGTGTATCACGCTGTGCGTCTACATACTGTTTGTTCGTCAGATCACTGCTGGTAGAAGGTGTAGACGATGACGTAACCTTGTTGCCGCCCATATCAAGAGCGCCGGTCATCGTGTCGCCAGCCTTGCTGACCTTCGTGTTGATTTTGTTATCTAGCGTTGTGAACGCATTGGCGTCATCGGCAATCGCCTGAGCCAGCTCATTCAAGGTATCAAGTGTACCCGGTGCACCATCGATTAAATTATCGATGCTCGTATCGACGTATGCTTTGGTGGCGGCGTCCTGTGCGTTAGTGGGGTCCGTAAGGTTAATGATCGTGGCCGCAGTGGCTGCGTCCATATTAAACTCACCTGATACAGTTACGTCGTTAAACGTAGAGGTACCAGATGAAGTGACATCGCCCGTCAGATTACCGGTTACATTTCCGGAAACATCTCCAGTGACATTGCCGGTTACATTACCAGTAACATCGCCAGTAACATCGCCTGTGAAGCCCGAAGAGGCCGATACCGCGGTAAACGAACCGCCGGCGGGGGTTACCGCACCGATTGTCGTTCCGTCAATTGTGCCCCCGTCTACATCAACGCTGTTCAGCGAAGCCTGACCGGACGTATTAACAGTTGTGAAATTACCGGCTGCAGTCGACGTGGCACCAATTACTGTGCCGTCAATCTCACCGCTGGCAATGTCCACCTTTGGAAGAACAACCGATCCTGTACCGTTCGGGGTCAGGTTGATGTTGCCGTTGCTGTTCAGGCTAGAGATCGTGTTGGCATCGATCTTGATATTGTCGATAGTTGCGGCGGTGATCGGTGTGGTGTTACCAATCGAAACACCGTCAATCGTACCGCCATTAATGTCGGCAGTCGTGACCGTGCCGAGGTTTGAAACCGTTGCCCCACTAAAATTAACTGAGCTTGATGCCGTAAGACCTGTGAATGCGCCGCTCGACGGAGTATTCGCACCAACTGTTGCGCCATCGATGCTGCCACCGTCGATATCCGCCGAGGCTGCATTCAGAAGAGTGTTCGCATTGAGGGTGGTGAATGTACCCGCGGTCGCAGAGGCCGCACCAATGGTGGTTCCGTCAATGTTTCCGCCGTCAATGTCTACCGAGGTGAAAGCGCCCGTAGAAGGGGTGACTGCCCCTATAGTCGTTCCATCAATACTTCCACCATCAATATTGACAGTCGTGAAGCTACCGGCAGCTGGCGTAATGCTGCCAACGACCGTGCCATCAATGTTACCACCATTGATATCCACACTGGCTGCAGTGAGAAGTGTGTTGACTGTCGTGTTCGTGAACGTTGAAGCCGCGGGGACAGTATTGCCAATCGTTACCCCATCAATGCTGCCCGCGTTAATGTCCACGGCAGAAAGCGTTGAGGTTCCACCGACGGAAAGGTTGCTGTCCAAGCTGACGTTGCCGGCAATGGTCGCCGCGCCGCCGAGCGTCAAAGAGCCTTCAGCAGAAATTCCGCCCGACAGGAACAACGCTTTAAAGCGGTTGGAGGCTGTTCCGAGGTCAACAGTGTCGTTGGTCTCAGGGAAGAAAACATCGTTTTCTGTAATCTGAGCCACTTCACGCCAAACAGCTGCACCAGTGTTATTGCCAGCGCATAGGAAAACGCGGCCCGTGGCGTTGTTTAGCCACAAAGACCCGGGCGCATACCCTTCAGTGTTGTCATTGGTGACCACAGGGTTGGCCGTTGCATCCGTGTTATTCTGGCCGCCGACGCCACCATTTTCAGGCTGCAGCAATCCAGACACGGAAGTTTCAAGCGGGATCTTTGGAGCATTCCCGGTACTACCGTCGTGGACATGGCCAGTGGTACCGTCAAACGACGCGGCTAACTGGTTAAACTCCGCGTTGAGAGGCGGAGCAGTAACGTCCAGACCGTTAATAATATCAGCAATTGACTGGCGCGTGTAACCGCTCATTTAACGTCTCCCTGAAAGGGCAAATTCAAACACAATGCCCTGAATTGAAAAAGGCGCGGACTGCCCGGATGTAACGAACGTCGCGCGTACGGAGTACCCAGACCCCTGAAGGTTAGAGATAATAACGGGCTTTGAGTTGCCCCCGTATTGAACATTGTCGCCGCCAAAAACGATGTTCCGACCGCCGTAGACCGTTGGAGCACCTGTCGATTCTTGGTCATAGGTTGAAGGGCGAGCCGTATCGGCGTCACCCCAATCGTACTGCAATGAAAGATTAAGGGTGAACGGGCCTTCAGCACGGACGAACGTGTTAATTTTGTGGGGCACCTTACGGACTTCTGTATCACCAAAATCTAAGTAAGGTGTTGAATAAATGGATATAATATCTCGGCCATCGAAAGATTCACCGGTTTCTTGCCGGTACACATTTCCGTTGTAGTCGCCGTGCAGAATAAATTCCTGTCGACCAATATACTCGGATGTCGTGCAGGAAGCGCGGATACCTAAAAGCTCCCCATACTCCCACGAAATCTGGCCATTACTATTAACCAGCCCACCAACGATACCTGCAGCGTTTGGGGTCTCAATATCGTCCCCATTAATGAAGTAGCGGACCTGCGATTTAGATCGCACAACGACGCCATTTAAAAGATCCAAGTCGTTGTTCTGTATGATGTCTAGCAGCCTACCCTGAATTGACTTTGAAATCGTCTCAAGCTCAACGTCACCAATTCGGCTCGTGCCCGCCACAGGACGAAGACCATCCGGGGCAAGGAAAATCAAATCACCGCCAATTTCCTGAACGCTATCTCGAGCAATACACCCGACATTAGCGGTAACCTGATCAAGTACGAAACCAGCCGTTAGGTCCGGGGATACTTTCTTAATAGAGTTCGAGCCGAAGACGAACAAATCGTCCCGAAAGGGCTTGAACTGAACGACAGGAAAGCCGACCGGAATTTGCCCAGCACCTGCTGCCGCAGTAAATGTTTTGGAATCCTGTGGGGCGGAATGAACCATGACTGACCTAGCAGTCTGGTCGCCGCCAAGAAATAAGTGGTTTTCAAATACATCAACGATGGAGGGGGCGTCTACGAGCTGGTCTCCGCCGGGAGATGTTTCCCCGCCTGAGTTGGCTGACGATAGTTCGTACCAGTCAATTCCATCGAAAATGATGGCGTTGTTAACACCATCAACAAAGCAAATCTGGTTGCCCGTGCCAAAATCAAACTGAATATGGCGTATCTTAAATACTTCTAGAGGGGTGTCTTGCATCACCCTCGTCGTGCCGGTGTCCATTTTGGACCAACCGACACCCGGGGTAAGTTTATAAAAACTGTAAGAATTCTGTCCTACGTCTTTTCGTGCAGAAATGGCGAAAGGAGTGCCAGACGTTTCATCGCGAAACATTGCGATGCAAAGAACTTTTCCTTCGGCTGACCCAGTGCCATCATCAACAAGAGGGTAATCAGGATCAAATTCTTGATATCCCTCTAAACGACGATAGCCGCCAAAAAGAGACGGCTCATAGTTAACCAGTCGAGTAGCTGCCCCCGGAGTATTTTCAGCGAGATCCAAGTGGTTCTCGTTTGAGTTCAACCCTCCGCGGCAGACCAGTTTAAAAGATTCTATACGGTCCGGCATTAACGGCTCCTCAAGGGAAGAACACCGTTAGTCGAGTGTCCACCACCGAAAGCAATCCGGCGGTCGTACACATAGTCATGCTTGTTGATATAGATGCTCTGGAGATCTTTAATCCCGCGCTCGAAAGCCTGAAACGTTAACTGAGCGCTCTCTGGATTGTCCTTGAACATGTACATCTGGTAGAGCGCACCATCAACAATGACATGATCAAAGTTTTCTGGCACACGACTTTCATCCGTGGAATTGGTTAGCGTAACTGTATTTAGGTAATACCTAAATTTTAACGTGTACGCTTGGTCCGGCGACGGGGTGACGCCAAAGCCGCTTCCATGAGACGGGAATACAAGCCGGGGTACATCTCGGCCAGCATTACCGGAGGCATAGTCGTCATCCCTATGTTTGTCATACCATTCGTCCCGATTAATAAACTCTAAAGCCTGAAATGCGACACCCTGTGTGTCATTTTCTTGGATCTGAAAACTTTCCCAATCGACCACTTTAAGAGCAGTCGGCCATGCATATTCATTTTGACCTACAATCAATGACTGAGAATGTTCTGCAGCATTGAACGGCCACTCATATTCAGACTGATTTATCTTCTGTATAGAAGCACGAACAGCGTCTTTAACTAATGCCTGAACGCCACGAACGTTACCGAAATCCGCCGGTGCAATCTCAACTTCATTGAGGCGGCGAAGCGTTTTATTGCAAAGTTCGATATACGTAGTCGGCATCAGGTCTTCCTATTTTGAAATAGCGAAAGGGGGCCAGCCGAAGCCAGCCCCCAATCCGCCCTCATCACGCTACGTTGTAGTACGCAGCAACGAGGCTCTCACTCCGAAGGATCTTCCGACCGAAGAGGTTCATACCACGGACCACGTCAGCGAACGTGTCCGGGCTACGGAACGACTCAGTCTTCGCGATCTGCTGAGCAGTCGCAACCGCCGACCGATGACCGGCAATGATGATGCCGAAATCAGTCTCCGAACCGTCAGCAGCAGTTGTGCCGGGGCCGGTGCCGACGAACGGCAGGTTGTTGGACTTGTAGATCTGGAAGCCACGGATAAGACCGCCGCCGATACGACCGTTACGAAGAACGCCGCCAGCGTCCTGACCTGCAGCGAAATCGTTGCTGATCAGCTTGCTGTCTTCGTCCATCAGAAGCTCGAAGAAGACGGGGTCTGCAACGAACCAACGATCCTCGGTATCAACGTTCTGCGTATCGAGGATACGAGCCATACGGTTCAGCACCGCGAGAGGGCTGGTAACCGCACCCGAACCACCGCCAGCGGCGAGAGGGATCGAGGTGACTTCGCTCTCAACACCCAGATCTGAACCACCGAATGAGGTGATGTCCAGCTTCTGGCTACCGAGCAGCTCGTCGTTGTCGGCTGTCGCGTCCTGCTTCGTGCCGGACACGGACGTGCGACGGACGTAATCGCCGTTGCTGTCCTTGACCCAACCGGAGAGGTACCCAAGAACTTCCTGATCGAACGCGTCACGCAGCTTGTAGGCAGCGTTGTCAGTGGCGAGATCAATGAAGTTCACATGGCTGTGAGCCTCTTCGATGTCGTCGACCTGAAACTGGAACGCGTTGGCCTGATCGACCACCATGGTAAAGTCGGCGTCCGACAGATCCTGCGAGGACAGCGAGGTGCCACGTGCATAATCGACCACGTCGATCTGCGGCTCCTTGATGATCCGAACGCTATCACCGAAGTTGGCGATCTCACCGGTGTAATCAGTGTTGGTGACGCCCTCGACAACCGAGGACTTACGGAAGGCTTTCTGAACCTTCTGCGAATAAATGACGGGAGAGAAATTCCCGTTCGGCAGGTTGCCGTAACCGCTTGCTGTTGGAAATGCCATGATAAAATATCCTCCAAATGTGAAATGGCATGAGAACCGGAAAACCCGGTTTTTCTGACAAGACACAGAAGAGGACGAATCCGCGGCAGCTAGAGGAAGGGTGCGTAATAGATACAGATGGCCGTCTGTTCTATTACGGGCCTACTCCAAACTGGTAGACTTCACGTCGAGTTCTTCTGCTAGTGTGGCTGAAACCCAAAGGTTAGCTGAAAAATAACAGGGCTTTGGATTTCGGCTGCTGACACCACAAAGGTGGGTCAGACGGACTCCCCCTAAACGATCAGAAACTTCTAATCCAGACTTAGGGGGAGTTAATTTCGTAAGCCTCCAATTGGCTTCACGAGAATTATAGCACAGTAAAAATTAATTAATCAACAATACTATGCTAATTTTTTATCGAGCGCCGCCAGAAAGATCGTATTCAAATTCACCTTTCCGCATTGCCTCGAAAATCGCTTCTTCATTTTTCTCGTAGTCCTCAGCTGACATCTGCTGAACAGCAGACTCTGTAAACTTTTTACGACCACCGCCGGAAGGAGCACCGCTACTACGAGTATCAACGGCTGAAGCGGCGTCTTTCTTAGCGGACTTTTTCCGCGCCTTAATACCGTTGTGGTATTTAAAAAGATCGATTGCTTCAGCGGCTGCTTTTGCGTCTTTGTTGTTTTTGTACAGAGCGTCCTGTACCCACTTAGACTGCATCTGCGCCCATTCGTGGAACGCCGGGTCTTGGCGGATCTGAGCAAAGTCCGGGTGAAGACGCATAAGCTCTTGCTCTGCTTTTTCACGGATAACTTGCTCTCGCATTTCTTCAACCTTCTCAAGGCGCTTTTCACCTTCAGAAAGCATCTCACCAGCCCGTTTACGTGCGATGGTGTCCACAATGGCCGCTACATCAGGGTAACGCTTAGCCCACTGCTCAACTTCTTCATCAGTCTTAGGAAACTTAATCTGCTCTTTAGTTGCAGAATCCAGCTGGTTTTTCAGTTCGTCGATCTGCTGCTGGTAGGACTGCTCTTTGTACTGCATGTGCCTACGCAGGTCGCCGTAACGTTTCTTAAAGGATTCATCCTCTGCGTTCTGTGCAGGAGCTTGCTGTTCCTGCTGCTGGCCCTGCTGTTCTGCAAGCATTTCCGAATAAGACTTGTCGTCGTCCAGATCTTCCTGACGAGTATACCGAGACATAATTGATTTTCTCCAAGGGGGCCGAAAAGTAGCCGGTGTTTACCGGGGTTTTGCGGGTAGCCCAGACCGCAATGCTGTGTGCGCCTTAACGCATGAATACAATTTTTGGCGTATTGCGGATCGCCATTTGCCCGGGAGTCGTCGGGTACATGTCTTCCATGTCTTCTTCCGTTGGCTCCTCAGGCTCCATAACTTCTTCTTCGACGGTGAACTCCGCCTCTTCAACTTCGTTACCCTCTGGGGTTTCGTTGTCGTTTTCGTCTTCAACGACCAGCTCACCGTCTTCTTCAGAGATCTCCATACCGGCATCTTCTGTCTGATCGGAAAGCTGGCGGTATTTCTCTTCGACGGACATAGAGCCGTCTTCTTCTTCCATATCTGGGTCAATGTTCTGAATAAGACCGGCCATGGACATTGCCATGAGGCCTTCTCGCGCTTCGCTCTGGAACTCAAGGATTCCTTTGAGCCCGTGGTACTTCACAACATCAGCCGGCAGGACGTACTCGCCCTCGCTAATCATTGCAGGAATGTCATCACGAACGTTGTCTTCGTCAGCACCGACAGGAACGGGGTTACCCGACACAGGGTCGACGCCACTGTACATCGTGGCCATCATCATATCAGACCCCATGAGACCTTCGCTCATTGGCCCCATGCCGCCAGCGTAACCACCACAAGCAGCCTCCATCGGCTCCTCTTCTTCGCGCTCTTCAGTACTTTCGGCAGCATCTTTGCGACCGTACTTACGACCATACTTTTCGTCCTGACGCGGATCGTCTTCCTGTCTACGATACTTATTCATTTCAAAACCCTATGCAGTGTGAGTTATTTGGCTTCTTGTTGAACTTCTTCTTTGAGATGCTGAAGCCGACGCAGTTCCGAAATACGTCCTTGGGTCTTCTGAATCTCATCGTAACTACCGAGCTTTTCTAGGCTATCGCGGTAGAGTTCGATTCGAGCGGCAATATAGTCCTGCAACAGCGAATACGCGTTCGGATCATTGACGAGTGGCAGGATATGCCGGTAAAACTGTTGGTCCATGGTTACCCGGCCTGACGAGGTGCAGCCTGTGGTGCGGGCTGCGGATTGCCGCCATTGGCCCCGCCACCACCACCAGTGAACCCTGCCTCATCTGGGGTAGGCGCTGCGCCCGGGGCTATGTTACCTGCGCCAGTCCCTGTTGGGTCGCTAGGTGCTGGAGCGCCTTGCTCAGCTTCAGCCGGATTCTGCTGTGGCATCATAGCCGCGATATCCGCCATCATCTTCGCTTGAATAGCAGCCTCACGCGGATCGTTAAGGATTTTGTCCTCATGAAGGTCCATGGACTTGGCCAGCTCACGCAGAATGTAGTCGTACTTAACGAACGGAGCCATGGTTGGATTGGCCGTCATCTGCATAAACTGTAGCAGTTTCTGGCTTCGGACTTCATTACGCAACAGACTTTCGGTGCCACGAGCAACCACTTCAAGATCACCCAAGAAAATTTTATCGAAATTAAACTGCATGTTGAATGCAAAGTGTGCATTACCCCACGGAGCTAGCAGGTAGTCGTCGATGTTACGGACCACAGCCTTAATGTTTTGAGCCGCAGCACCCATCAGCATAGACATGCCAGACGCGGTCCGTCCCACACCCATAACGCCGGTGGAGCCGTGTGCGAATGAAGGCATACCGGTGGACTCATCTGCCAGCTGTCGTGCCTTATCAAACATCATCATGCATTCGTTCGACACGTTGGGAAACTTGGTACCAAAGATCGCCTGACCGGGCGCACCCGCCTGACGACGGAAGACCTTACCCGGGTACACGTCCATGGACTGCCCGGGGATCAGGTTGGTCTCGTCGATCTCGATAATGAGGTTACCCGACAGGGCAGCGTTATCCACCGCCATACGCATGAAGCCGTTCATCAGCAGCTGCGTATCTTCCATATTCTCGGCAACACCAATGCCGAAGAACGAATAGGGGTTAAGCTCATACGGAGCGGCGTTGTACGGAATACGCTCCGGCTTGAATGGGTTTAGAACAAGCCGCAGGATCTGACCGTTACACACCCAGACGTTAACCTGAATCTCGTCTTCGTCTTCAAGCTCTTCGGGAATATCGAGGTCAGCCATCTGCGCCTCTTCCCGATCCACATAACCCCAGTACTCGAGCACTTCATACCGGCTGAAGTCTTCAGTGCGGGAGTTGTCTTCGAGGACATCTTCCCACCATTCGGCCATGTAGTTGGCACCATTCTCAATTGCGATCTCAATGCTCTCGTCACGGAACATGGGCCGGCGCTTAAGCTGGCGGAGCTGATGTTTGGTAAAACGGTGCCGCTGTACAGTGAACTCGGCTTCGTTAATGTTTCGTGCGTCGGGGTCCGGGTAGAAGTTCCAGATAGAAACCGCTTCCGACTTGGCGACAGTCTCAAAAATGGGATCGTACTCGCCTTCCTCATTCCACTTGGGGTATTCCTTGTCGTAAGCAAATGGCCCCTTCATGATGCCGGTACCAAACAAGCTCATCTCGAATACGAAAGAGCGCAAATGCTTGCTGCCGTCACTTTCTTCAATCTGGTCGTGGATCAGGCGCTCCATACGGATCGCACCCTCACGGGCAGGATCAAACGTTGCCGCGTCTGGCGTCGTACCCGGCCCCTCCTCGAGGGACTCTTCCACGTCTTCCAGCTTATCCTTGTACCCTCCGAGCATCTCAAGAATCTCTGGACGGGTCTTAAGCTTCATCGCCTCCGCAGCGTCAGGAGCCTCGCCACCAAGCCGCTCTTCTATCTGTTCATTACTGGGGCGCTTGTGATCAAAGCTCGCGGTAGTGACACCGGTGGGCACCTTCGTTGGCTCAATGCCAACAGGGAGCTTGTTGCCCGAAAACAATACGTCAGAGATCTGAGCGTAAGACGCCAACACCTTCGTCTTTGTAATTTTAACGAAAGCTTTTGATTTTTCATGGTCCGTGAACTGTACATCCGGTCCATAGAGCCCGCGGTAATTACGATAGGACTTAACCCAACGCTCTTCGTCCTGCTGGCGCTGATCTTTAGCCCGGGTGTACCGGCTATGAACGTAGGCCGCGAGGCCAGAGTACTCTAGATTCTCTTGCTGAATCTCGGTCTCGTCGCCGTCTTCTTTGAGAAACGTGCCACCTTGTTCGATAGCGTTCTCGGGTTTTTCCATCAATGCCATAATTTAATACCCAAAACTTGAATCGGCGGGTCGCCAGCCAGCTGCTGCTGCGTATTTACCAA